TTTGTCATTTTCATTACCTGTCGAACGAAGTTCTTCGTAAACCTCAGTTAAAGGTGAACGTTCATTGTCATTTTTTCCCGGGTCATAAAATTTTTGGAATTTTCCATCAACTTGAATCTCGTGATACCATACCTCTTTAAATGGTGAAGTACCATCTGATGTTGGTAAGCTTCTTAATCTTCTTTGGCCTTGAGATTCCTTATCTTGAAGGCTTGCGGCGAAGTATTTTTTCATTCTTTCTTCTTGTGTAAATTTTGAGGTAGAAGAAGTACTACCTTGTTTAGCTTTCTCGTATTGAGCTAAAACTGCGTCTAATGAATTTGTCGCCATAGTGTTTAAAATATTTAAAGGTTTATAAAAGTATAAGTGTCAGCCGTGTGTTTGTCAAATTGTTTGTGAAAATAAAACGGACTTTTTTAGTCCGTCTTATCTTATCTTAATTGTTGGAATGATGTTGGTTTTCCTTCATCTCCAAAATTTCTAAATGTTTTCTTAATTTCAATTGGTGAATAATCTTCAACATCGTCTTGAGTTAAAATATATTCATTTTTTCCGGATTTTTCCATATCCTCTTCTTTATCGTCAAAAAATTGACTTAGTTTTTGGTTGAATGGTCCCGAATCTAAACTTCTAAGTTCTAATTTTTCTTGGGGAGTTTTTTCTCTATATTTTTCAATCTTCATTTCTAAGTCATTTAACTTAGTCATAATGCCATCCATTTCACCTAATTTATTTTCTAAATTATCTAAATGCTGGAATAAGTTATCAAAATATTCTTCTTGTTTTTGTTCAACTTTTTTCTGAGATTTTACTAAATCGGTAATGTCCATTTCTTCAGTTTTACCTTCAGAGTCTCCTTCACCAACTTTTTCTACATCAGGGTCATTTTCTAAATCAACTGGTTGAGGTCCTGTAGGTGCTGCCGGAGCAGGGGGTGCTAAATTTGGGTCAACAGGTGCCGGAGCTTCTCCCGTTGGGGGTAAAGCGTTTGGGTCTCCCGGAGGTGGAGGTAATGTAGCATCTTGTTCAACAATATAATTATTGATTGAGTTATATCGAGCAATTTCTTCTAAAATTCTATTGTCTATTTTTTTCATCTTATCCGTTTAATAATTGTTTTACACCAGTCGTTGTTTCAACTTGTATTTTTCTATTTTGGTTCATTGTATTATCAACTCTTTCAATTAGACCATCTTTCATTCTAATCGTATAACAATCTCCCGAATCCAAGTCACAAACTTGTTTCGAACCATTACCCATATCTTTTTCAGTTGTACGGGTTTTTTTACCTAAGTAATTTTCTAATATTGTTTTTGTATCCATAATCTTTTTTATATATAAATATCTGTTAGTTAAGAAAAAATTAATTTAACAGGTTGTTCCATTTTTAGAACAAGATTTTCCATCCCAAACAATTTGCATACCGGTATATGGATTAGGGTAACAATTACAACATATATCATCTTTAATGGCATCCCAATCACCAACATCAATTATCTGACGATATGTAAATCCTTCACCAGGACAGTCCAACGGCATAATAACCTTATTACGTACAAATCTTAAATTAGAAAATGCGTTAATTACAACAATAAAAGCGTTTTCATACGAATCACGATTACGAACTAGGTCTATCGCCTCAATAATGTTAGCATTAGTTATGAATGAACCTGTATTGTTTTGATTAGTGTTCATAGTAAAAGTAGCAATTTCAACTAAATTCATTTGACCCGGAAGATATAATTTAGCGGGGTATGGTTGACTTAATATATTACCATTACTAAGAATAACAAAATCACCACTTAAAGACCCGTTACTATTTATTTTTAAATTATTAAAAAAATAAGTGTTTAAAACTAATGAGTCTTCAAGAACACCTTTATCATCACTAGTTGTTTGAGGAACCGCTGTTGGTGCCGGTGGTGTTTGATTAGTGTTATTTCCACTTGATGGATTATATTCTTTGATAGCGGATTCAACAAGACTTTCAATTGTTTTAATATCTGTAGAACTCATTGATGTATAAACAGAATCTGATGTTGGAATAGCTGCATCACCATATATTATTATAAACTTTGCAATATCTGTCGCGGAGATACTTTTAATAGTATCAACTCTATTTTTATATCTAGAAATTAAAAATTCAACATTTTGATTTAAACTATCAAACACAACATACGGTTTATTTGAATCACTACAATAGTATTTTTTTGTTTTAAAAAATTCTTCAACCGATGGTCCCCAATCTTGTAATAAATCCACAGCACTGTAATTATTGAAATTAGATTGTAACATACGACTTTGAGATGACCTTATATACATTGTTGCAAAAACCGCATATCTCATTTTTTGGTCTCCTGTGGGTGTTTTTGACGCTATTAAATCAACAACTTGTTTATATGTTGCACTAGAACTTACTTTATCTTTATCATCAGTCACCGTAAACTTATCATACTTAGGGTTATCAGGTTTACAATTTTGACTATTACTTACGTTTTTTGCTTCTTTTTTTGTATTTTCATCAACTTTATCACTAGTTTGTTTTTTAACATTATCATTATCGGACTTTTCCTTAAGTACAGTTTTTTCTTTTTCCTGTTTATTTTTATTATTTCTCTCAAGAATTGATTGTAATAAAGTTGTTTTTAGAGATTGGAGATAATTATCTATTTTTGGTAAAGATGTTGTTGCTTGTCTAATACCTGAAAAAGTTGTATCAAAACCACCTGGTCTAATACTATGACTGACTTCCGTTATCATATATGGACCGCTAAACATTGGGACGTGTCTTAAATTAAAATACATAGTTGGTTGTATCATAGCATTACCTAACATACCAACTTGACAACTATAACTTCTATTTTTATATAAATTGTAAAGTGAAATATTTTGGGTAGAACCCCCTTTATTATTTGATTGATTTGCCATTTTATAAATCATCTCCAATGATTCTGCTGTTGATTGTCCCGGGTCTTGAGAAACACTAAATCCTTTAAAAATAGATTGATTTTGAGGTCCAAAATCGATGTTAAAACCAACAACTTTATTAGATTTATCCCAATCTTTTTTATTTGTTTGATTTTCAACTAACGGATTATCTTGTCTTCTTAAATCAAAAGCATCATTTCTGAATCTATAATCTACATTATCTTTTAAATCTAACTGCTCACTCGGTTTACCTCCATAAAAACAAACCATTTTTGCCGAAGATTCTCTGTAATCAACACTTAAAAAAGTGCCAAATAAACTGTTAGCAAATTCTGTAGTACCATCAGGTCTTGGCACAGGGTTTTTGATTGCATCTTGAACATTATAAAAATTAACATATGACGGTATATTCATAATTACAAAATGATTATCAATCAAAATTGTTCTGACATATGTTAACATTGTTTGAGTAACGTTAATTTTATCTAAATCATTAAATATTTTTTCAATATCAACTAAAATAATATTACCAACATCTCTACTGGCTCTGTCTAATAATAAAACATCTTCAAATAAAGTTTTTGATTTAAAATCAATTCCTGATATCCATTTATCATTTGTTGCCTTAAAAGATTCCCATAATTCAAGTTTGCTTTGTTTACTCTCTAAAACAGTTTCAATTTTTGGTTGTGGTGAAAAATTAACATCAGGTAATAATTTTTGTAATTTAATTACAGTGTTTTTAATAATTGCACTATTAAAGGAATCTAAACCATCTAAATAACCATTCATCAAATTGACAAATTTGTCATAATTTAAAGTGTTGTCTTTTAATTTTTGAGTAGCATATATTTTAATAATTGGTGCTAATTTTTCTATGTTATACACATCGAAAGCAATATTACAATCCACAAAAAAGTCCGTAATAAATGACCCATTATCTGAATAAGTTAATCCGGATATTTCAGAAAAACCAACGTATGTTTCTAACGCTACCCACTCATCTGGTTTTAAAAATATAGATACATTTAATGATGGTGAATTAGGGTCGGTAGTAGGTAATGAATTTGGTGTATTATAATTATAATAATCCCAAGTTATTGGTGTTTCTATTTTATGATTATTTGAAAATGTATAAAATAATTGTTTATTAAATGATGACGGGTTCCCAATTTTAAAATACACATCATAATTTAAAAAATTAGTTATTAAATTAGACATACTGACTAATTGTTTACTTTGAATCTCATTCACAGATGGTTGTTCTATATCTGTGTTTGGGATTTTCATCATAATTCTCATTAATGATTGGAAATTTTTAAATGTTTTTTCTGTTTCTGTTTCATTTAAATTTTCCGTATCGTCGTAGTCATAAATTGAATCAGAAAACTTTAAAAATTTTTTTTCAAACTCATCTAACTCATTTTTGTCAAAAACAGAAAACATTTCACTCATTTCGGTATAATTATTAACATCACCATTGATTGAGAAATTTTCTTGAGATTCCAAACCAGAAAAAATTTGTTTTAAATATTGTAATGGAAGGGGTGGGGTAACTTTACTATTATCAAAATAACCATAATTAGGTGACGCCCAAAATAATCTTACAGAACCATTATACATTGAAGTATTAGCGGATAATGAATAAACAATTTCATCAAGATTATTTATACACTCATCCTTTGTTTGATTTATTAAACTACCGTGTGATGGCATAATATATTGATAATCACCATAGTCTGTATTAACCGAAACAGACCAAGGAATTACTTTATTAACAACACTAGAAGACGGTATTTTATTATTTAAATTATTAATAACCGCTTCCGGTACATAACTTAAAATTAATTCATTTTTATCAATACTTGTTTGAATATCTGTGTCAGTATATCCTGTAAAAAGACTATATCCCTGATAAAATATATTAAAGGAATTAATAAGTTTAGGATAAAACCCAATATTTATGGTGGTTACATTACCACTAAATGTCGATGTTTGACCTGTAGAATAGTTTTCTAAAACAATTGTTGTTGCACTTAATCCATTAGGAATATTAATTTTATAAGCCCTATTTTTATCATTATTTACAGGGTCAAAATTAGATAGGTAATCAAAATCCTTCCAACAATCACTTAAAATGTCAATATTTGTGTTAAGATATGTTTTATAACGATGCCAAATTGAACCTATTTTTAAAACCCAAGCATACGGAACTTTATGAATTGCTGCAAATTTTTTCATAGTTGCAAAAATGTAATCTAAACTTTCATCCGAATAATTTGCATCTGTTCCATTATATGTTTTATACTTTTCTCTTAATGTTGATAATGGTAAACTATTAATAAATAAATAAGCCGAACTAACATATGGATTTTCTTCACTATTAATAGATTTACTTACCCCTTGTTGAATTGAGTTTATAAAATATGGAGTATTAAAAATCGAAGTTGTTTGATAATCACTAACAAACCCCGAATAATTTAAATACTTAACATCACCCTCAGTAGGTAATTGAGTTGTGTAAGTTCTTGTACTATAGAAATTCCTTAAGTTATTAACATAATTTGTAGGTTCTACAATTTTTTTGTAAATAAAATTAGTTATTGGTTTTTTACTATCACCAGATTGAGAATCACTAAAATTTGATATAACTTTTTTATTAGTATTAAAAATTAGTGATTTTGTTGTGTTAAACGCTAATTTTTCATCAGTCGCAGTACCATTTGCCAAATTATTTTTCACCCATTCTTTATTTGTAAATGGATATAAATCAGTAAAATCAAACTGATTTGATGTTGTTGAACTATTTAAATAATTAACAATATCATTTTCATTTGTTATTGAAACAACTGGTTGTGATAAGGAACTATTTATGTCTTGATTACTAATGAATTTAAACGAATTATTTTCGACTAAGTTTTTAATATATCCTGTATTAGGAATTGCTCGTATATAATTCTGCCAACTTTCTGAAGCTCCATTATTTGAAATGTTTTTTAACATTTTTTCAAAATCCTTAGATGGTATATTATATTCTTTCAATGTTTTAGTTAATTGAGCATCACTAGTATAATCTAAACTTTTAGTAATATTATTTGTTTCACCTTCGGCAATAACATTTGATATTTTATCGGATTCTGAACTTGAATTTGTTGTCCTATCTAACTTAGAATAGTGAGATGTTAAATCAGCCCTTTCATAAATTTCATATATAAACTTACTAATATTCTTATTCTGAAAAACTTGATTATTTATTGGAAATTCAATTGCCCCCAAAGTGAATCTGTTAGGTTCAGTAACAACATTAGAAATTTTTGCTGGTGGTGCAGGTGGGGGAGTTTTTTGAGTCAATCCATTAATAAATTCTTCAACAAACTCAATTTCTGGCCAAACATCATATGAACCACCTTTGGTTTCACCAATGATATCACTATCACCGGGATACCTTAACTCATATTTTTCTTGACCATTTTCACCCGGAGTCGCTTTTATGACTTGTGGCCAAGGATATACCGGTTGATTTTTATCGTCACCTGAAGTTTTATTATCTGAACTAGCATTTGAAATTTCACTACTAAAAATAACTTTTTTCCTGATTTCAGAATCTCTTTTTTCCCATGCTTTGGTGTGAACATCATCTAATAATCGTAAAAAAGCTTCTCCATTAGCGAATATAACAGCTAAAATATTTCTAATTGTTGGGACAAACCCAATCCCATTATCACTTTTTTTCAATAAATCAGAAAGGGCATTTGTTAACGCATCCTCAATTTCATTACTTTTGATTTTTAATTCCTTATTAATTTTTTCAGTTAAATCAACAAACGATAAATTACCTTCAAATACAAAATAATCTGATTCTACTTGTTTTGCACCATTTTTTAGAGTAATGTTTAAATTATTAAAAAGTCCATTGTTTTCTAATTCGGTTTTAAATTTACTTAAATCTTCGGGTGTTGGTGAATTATTTTTTCTTTGTTGTTTGTAAGTTTCTTCTAAATTAATATCGTCACCATTAATTTTTTTTACAAAATTTTCGTATATAATACTGTTTGGTATTGAAGATTTTATTGTTTTTCCATTAATAGTATAAGAACCATTTAAACCACAAGTTTTATTATTATTTAATAAAGTATTATAACGAGATATAATACTTTTTAATTTTTCTTTAGCTTCAATTTTTTTTTGAGGAGTTAAACTCTTATTAAAGACGTAAATTTTTTCAGCCGTATTGTTTAAAATGAAAAAATTTTCAGTATCCATAAATTCGTAAAACCAAGAAACTTTTAAAGTGTAAAATACCGTTTTTTGATAATCTAATAATTGTTCCCCGTAAGTTTTCAAATCTGTTAATGGGTCTAAATTTTGTTGAACAAAAGAATCTAATATATTTTTAATAAAATTTTTGAGTCTATCTCTTAGTTGCATTAAAGTAATTTCAGGAAAATCATCAGAAATTAAACCTTTAGATTTATATTCACTATACATCTCCCTTATTTTTTGAAAACCTTTTTCAACCAAAACACTTTGAGTTGTTGTTGTTTTACTAGGACCACCACTACTTTGAGCAATATTAAACCTTGATTGATACATATGAGGTGTTGCTAAAATAGCACCCATAGTAATTTCCGTTAAAACGGTATATTTATACGTATAAAATTTTAAACTTATGTCAAAGTTAGCCGTTTCAGAATTATAACTTGATGTAAAATTTTGTAACATTAAACCTAATCTAACAGCCTTACCGAGAAATCCTTTAATTGTGAGATAAAATAATGGATAAGGTAAATTAAAAAATGTAGCATATGGTGAATTATCTCCCGCCTCAAATAATGCACGTCCTTTAATGTCCGTCAATTTTATGTCTATTACTGGAGTAAAATCTAATCCTTGTTTAATTTGTATATCTGTAATACCTAATAAACCACTATCCATAGAACCAGCTTTCCCTCCTGAACTGATGGTTTGTTTAATATAATAATCTTCACTATTAATTGGATTTGTAATAGTGTTAAGAGTTGGTTGATTAACTCCTTTTCCTTTTATAGAATCTTTACCGGTTAATTCATCAGTATATGAATTATCTAAATAAGGTTTATTTCCAGGCTTTAAAAAATTAATTTTTGAGATAGACACTGTCCTAATGGAATCTCCAATTCCAGTACCAATGGCTAATTTAGTTCTTGGTATAACATCACACTCAAGATTAGCATACATAACTAAATCTTCTTGTCTAATGAACCTATCAATAACATTATTATCACTATCTAAAACCTTATTTGGGTCAATGATTGATATATTATTATAGTCAAATTCGACCAATATATTTTCGGGTTTACCTACCATAGTAATAAAAATGATTGTCTAATCGGGATTTATATTCTTGTAAAGAAGATACTAAAGGAAATGGTATTGTCAATATAGCAGCATCTGGTATATTCCATTCCACACCACCAAAGATTGGGTTAGCAGCAAGAATCAACCACCCGAATGTTGGTGTCCCATAATATTGTTGTGACATTTTATCTAATCTTGATTGTCCTATTTTATAAATAAATCTTTTATCAGAAGCTTTACTCGAAATAGAAATGTAGGGTACAACACTTTGTTCACCGTTTAACAAAAAATCGTTATATCTATTGTAATTTTGTTTATTATTCATTTCTAATTAAATTGGGTTTTATCGGTCCAAGTTGTATTATCACCACTATTGTTACCTTGATATAATAAATTTAAATTATTGATTTTTTCCTCATTTTGAGGAGATATTTCTGTTGTATATGTAAACTTACGTGTTTTACCTTTTTTATAAAGAGTTTCAACGTTTGTAAAATTTGAATACTTTTCACTTTTTTTAACATCTTTAATTTGTTTTTTTTCTGCTTTCAATTCATCTTTAACCTTATCTTTAAAATCATCAACTATTTTATTAAATTTTCTTAATAATCCCGATGTCTGCTTATCCATATCATCAGTAATTATTAAATCTCTAAATGTATTTAAATTACTCGTATTGTTAAAAACTTGTGCCATAACCATAAAAAAAGCTTTATCAGAATCACTTGTAAAAATACCAGGTTCCGTAGGGATAAAATCCTTTGGTAATGAATAGGTATCTATTATTATATCAGTATCACTCATAAATTGATAAAAAAGTTCTATATCCGTGACCACCCTGTCATAATCTTCATATAATTCCACACGGGTATCTATTGGTATAGGTGAGCTCAACTTACTAACCTCATCAGTTCCTGATATATTATATATTTTTGGTTTTGAACTTACTGTCAAACCATCAGATTCGGTATTTACGTAATTAATCTTTCTAAAAACTTGAACCATATTTACTTGTTGTTGTGTAATATTGGTAACAATTCCGTTAACACCTAATGTAAAATCCGTTTTATAATTATTAACATAATTTTTTAAATTTGTTTTTACGTCTCTCAACACAACGTCTCCAAAATTATCAGAGATTAATCCAAAAATTATGAAATTTTGGTCATTATCAATATCTTCAATTACTGTATCAAATAATTTATTTAATTTTTCATCAAAATTTGGTTTACCATAAATTGTGAGTGTTTTAGGGGGAGGTAGATTATTAATATTAAAATTAACTGACCCTTTTGTATAACTTAAATCTTTTGAGATAAGTTGCCACACACCCTCGTTAAATGAGTCAATCATACTTTCTTTTTGATTTACAATATTGGTGTAATACTCTTCAGTAACATCTAATAAAGTATCCATAATTTTTTTATAAGTGATGTCTCCTGTTTGACCACTTTCACCAGGTATAGTTGTTTGAATTTCACCAATTGTCTCACCAGCAGGATTTGGTTGTTGATTAACAACGTCAGTTATTGGTGGTTGTTCATCAATTAAATTTTGAAAATATTGTTTATCTAAAGCTTTCCAACTATCATCTGTCCAAGTAGCCCTTTCATCATATATTTCTGTATTAGCATAATAATTGAAAGATAATGCGTTTTGTAATTCCTCAACTGGTTTTGCTAACCCCATACCTCCTATCATGTCAAAAGAAAGAGTTACATCCGCAATCATTGGTTGAACACCAATTCCCTCAGGATTCATATCCAAAACTAATGGGTCATAAGTAAAACTAAGATTATTTGGTATAATTTTACCATTATAAAAATCACCTATTCTTAATACCAATACCGGAGGTGCCCCAAAAGAAGTATTTAAAGCATCATTTTGTATTATCTCACCTTTATTACCAATTACCGGTATTGTTTCTCCGGGTCTTAAACATTGATTTAAAAAAGTTAAACGAGAATTTAAACCTTCTGGTGTCATAGAATGAAAAGCAGGATTAAAAAATTTAATTTTTTCCTGAATAGACTCATATAACATAGGATTTTCTTTTTTTACCACGTCAAAATAATCACATTCAGATAATAATCGTCTTAGAATTAATTTACTTATTCCTTCTTTAATTTTTTTATCAATTCTATACGTTGGTTCCTTTTTTTTCGGTTGTGGGTCAGGTTTAATATCAACTTTGCCGTCCGGAATTATTGTAATATCTGGTTTATCTTCAATAACAATTTCTTTTTTTATTTGCGTGACATCAATTTTTCCAAACACAACTCTTCTACAAGCCATAGCATCGACCGCATATGTTTGAGCCGCATTATTATTAGTTTTATTATTTTTATCAACAATATCTTTAGTACAAGTAACCGAAGCTCCAACAGATTTATCTGATTTTTTGGGAATTGCCGTTTCATCCTCACCAACCGTTTCCGGATTTGAAAAAGTTAAAGTGTTACCTATAAATTCTCCTAATTTTGTTGTTTTTAAATATTCAGTAACAGAAACCGCTCTTCTTTTAGATAACGCAATATTATATGTAGGGTTTGCTGGTGCCGACGCAGCACTTCTTAATGTTATTTTAATAGTTCCCGTTTTCTCGCTTAAAATTTTAAATGCGTCTTCAACAAACTTAGTGTTTATGTGATTGAAATTATCAATGACTATATTATTGAAAAATTCTTTAACATTACGATTAGGATTATTAGGGTCAAACAAGCTATTTGACTTGTTCACATAAGTTGTTTGATTTGTTTCAGAAACATAACTATTATAATCAGATTTATAATCCGAATTAGGTACCACAATTTGTCTATTTGAGGGACCGGGAATGTCATTATCAAAGTAAAACCCAAATTGCTCATACTCAGTCAAATCCGCAATTGATAACTCAGGTTCTCCTTTTGGGTCACTTGTTCCCTGTGTGGTAGATGTTCCGATAGAGGGTTCTCCTTTAGTTTCTTGAATTACTTCTCTTGCGGTATCAGTATCCAAGCTAGGGTTATTTAATATTTTTTGATATGTATATAAATCTTTAGTTGGAACGGTATTAAACTTTTTAGCTAATTCATAAATATCGTATTTAACACATCCAGCAAAAAAAGAATCCATAATAGAATTAATTCTTTCTTTGTTTTGACCTTTCAATTGTTTTTCAACTAAAACATTCATAACAGAAGCGTGGTCAACAATAATTTTAAAACTTAAAGAACCAGAACGTCTAGTATCTTTATATGTGAAAATAGGTTCGGGTCTACCTAAAAATGTTACTGGATTAAAACTTGCCTGACTTGTATCGTTGAATTTCAAATTATATGGTGGGAACCACATAACTCTACCCCCATTTGGTCCTTTTTCACAAACAGGTAATTCATCGTAAGTAAATCCTTGTTTACTCGATGTTCTCCACGCTAAATTCTCTATTGATAACATATATTTTTTAGCATAACCCCCAATTCCATTTTCATTATCAGCAATTATATTAGTTGAGCCAGGATTTCTGGTTGGAGAAATATTTAAATTGAATGTGTTATCTAAAACTGAACTACTAAATCTTCTTCCCGAAGTAGTAATCCCATCTACTTTTTGTAAGTCATTATAAGTGTAATATGGTGTGTCTTTTGTAAAAACTCTGCAATATTCTATCCCCGCCTCACCACCAGTTGTTTGGTCTTTATAAGAAATTACTTGTGAACCTTTAGTTATCTCTTTATACCCATCATTAAACACCTTACTAACTTGGTTTATGGCATTACCAACGTGTTTTAATCTTGAGATACCTTGTACATTATCCGCAGAGTCAACTAATCTCTGTGTTTGGTCTAATATTGAGGTTTGTTTGAATGTAATGTTAGTCGATTCATTTTTAAGATAATTACTACTAATTAAATTAAATTCTGCATCTGCCGAACCCGACCCTCCTCCGGGTGTTGCTTTAAAACCAGCGTTTGCTTTATATTTAGGGGATGTCCAAATGAATTGTCCATCAATACCCCCACTATCACTAATTGATTTTCCTGCCAAACCAAAATTAAGAGTATCTTGATTACCTTCATATAGAATACCTAATTCAGAAGGTCCATAGACCGGTGATTGTTCTTGTTGTCCAAAAGCATTAACAGGAACTTGATTTGGTGGAGAAGTTATTGTGGATGGTTCAGAATTTCTACTACCAACATAATAACCCCCAACCAACGTTCCATTATCGGGATTAATTAAACTAACAATTGCTTGACCAATTCCTAATAATCCTCCAAAATTTTTATCATAACTTGGTTGATAACGGTTATAATTAAGATTTCTAAATAAAACAGACCTTTGTCCATTTCCGGTATTTGCTAAAAATATTTCAGAAGGATTTCTTTTAACATTTAAAATTGGACCTAAAAATCCACCTGTTAATTGATTAACAACATTTAAGGCCGTTGATGTTTGTTGTGTTTGACCATTTCTCGTGTTATCACTGAAATAGTCTCCCGGAATTGGGGATACAGGCCAATATGCCCCACCTAATCTTGTTATCAAATCAGCGGCGGCTAAAATTGGGTCCTCCGGAGATGTAATCTTCCAATTTCTATAAACTAAAGGTTCTTGTCCGGATACAATTAAACTAGCCTCAAATGGGTCAGATAATGACTCTAAATTAACTTGACCAACAGTACTGATAAAAATTTGTCTAGCTATCCTTTCTTGAAAAAGTTCATTTAATTTCTGAGCTCCCAATCTTGCAAGAAAGGAATCCTGAGATAATAATCCATCACTACCAACAGGGTCTGGAGATAATAAAATTAAATAGGGTGAATAAGATGAAGCAATAAAATTTGTTCTGTAAGGTTGATGTATGGGTTGACCTAATATTTGGGTGGTAACACCATACATATTATTGAATCCACCAACAGGACCGTAATAGTTATTAATATATGCTGAGTCAATAAAAAACTCATTAATAATATCTAAAACCGTATCATTTGGACTATACTCCCCTTGATTTGGATTAATCGGAAGTGGAGCACCATTATAATTAATATTTAAATCATAACCTCCATCAGGGCCATACTCATTAAGAGGATATAATTGATTAGCAAAAGGACCATTTGTAATTAACTCATTCGGAGAATCTATTACATTATAATTACTTAATGTTAATTCTGTGTTTATTCCGGATGATGATGGTGTATAAACTCCAGTAACACTATAAGGTACTAAATTTCTTGATAATAATATATCTCTAAATGATGAGGAAGATGCAAACGATAATGTACTTGACATATTTATTATATTTTAATATAAATAGATTAATAACTTATTTTTAATTTATCAAAATCTATGCTACTTGCGTGGCTCCTTTTTTAGGATATAATTTTTCAAACCCATCTCTAATTGCGGAAACTGTTTTTTCATTTGTTATCGCCTCTGAGACAGCCTGTTTAACCATATCAGTATTAACATTATTACCATTGGCCGTTACATTGACATTGTAATTAACATTAACAGTTGAAGATGTATTTTGATTATTTGTACCTGTCGCACTTGATTGATTTTGATTATTGGTATTTGAGGGTAGTTGGGACGAACTATTACTTGAAGTAGAGGTAGGAGTGTTAGTCATTGGGCTAACAACGTTATTAATACCATTATTTAAATTTTCAAAACCCTTCATTAAAGTATCTGTAACAAAAGTTGAAAGAGTTGAAAAAGATGTAGTTAAATTTGATGTCGCTACACCGGCAGCAATATCGTCTATTGTTTTTCCATATTTACTTGAATCTGTCATCGTGTCCGGTATAACTGTTTTTGTTTTCATTACAGCACTCTTTGCCGTTCCTAAAAGTTTATCACCTGTTTTACTATTTGATACCGCTAAACCAGTTAAGTCACTAGTGCCTTTAATTGCCGCTAGCATGTCTTTTTGCACACCTAATTGTTCTTCAGCCAATTTTTCAATTGTTGGAGGACCCTTTTTGGATTCTTCTATCAATTTATCAATATCTTCTTTACTTAAATCATCAACATTTTTATCTTTCCCATCAATTTTTACTTTATAGCTACCATCCTTACCCTTTTCGGCCATATTAGCAATTAATTTTTTATCATCTTCTGTCGCATTTACTGAAAAATTTATTTCTTTTAATTTTTTATCTAAATTAGCTCCGGCTAAAGCCATTTTTTCAATTTCACCACCCGTCATACCCAATTCTTTTCCGATTTCTCTTAACTGACCTTTAGCTCCAGGCGCAATTTCAAAGTTACCATCTTTACCTAATTTAACAAACTGTTTACTCATTTCAGCAATTTGATTTTGTAATTCAGCGGGGTCATTTTGACCTAATTCCATCAATCTTAATGGGTCTAATAAATCACTTTGAGTAACACCTAATCTTTGTAAAGCGGCCGCAGTTTTAATTGCATCTTCAGGATTAAACATTTTGTCGGCTAAATCTAAAGTTTTTTTCATATCAACTCTTAACATTGTTGCCTGAGCCGCCATTTTAGCCAATCCTGTCACTCCTCCTTCGAAATTAAATTTGTTAAGGGCATCCATATTAGTGATAACTTTTTCTGACACCGCTGCAGCATTAACACCAAGTTCTCTCGCGACCTTCACAACATTGTGCATCTGCTCACCAGCGTCTGACGCCGAAATACCAACATCCGCCATAGCATTAACTATTTTAGTAACTTCTTGACCAGTAACTTTAAAAGCCGCATATAAACTGGTTGTAGTTTCTTGTGTTATTAATACATTTCTACCCAAAGATGATGCGGCTTGGGATTGTGTCTTTAATACATCATCAATATCACCACCTAACTTACGAACTGAAGTGACAGATTCGGTTATAGATTTCCGTATTGTATCAGACATTTCTCGGGCTTGACCAAACTGTTTGAGCATTCTTGACGCAGCCTCATCTAAATTTATAACAATCTCTTTAATGTCACTAGGGTTTAAATTGGAAGCTAGAGATGCTCCTATGTCCCTATCAGGCATGTTTAGACTACTTCCGGCATCTGCAGCATTTGGTTCAGTTTGCATATTAAATTAGGTTTTATAAATAAATACTCCAAACATCGTTTTTACACCATGTTTGGAGTATTTAATTCAATAGTTCGGTCTATTAAATATTTTCTGACATACGTAGGCATCGTTTGGTAATCAGAATAGGATAAATTTATTGTTTTTGTTAAATACAAGTATTCTTCTAAAATTAATTGTCTGTGATTAGAAGAAAGGCCGAAAAAAGTCCACCCCAAAGGTAATCTCGAAAGATACCAATTCTCCTGATGGGGCGATTGCTGTTCTTTTAAGGTCCAATGAAGGTTGGTTGTCTCTTAAAAAAGTTCTTATGTATTTAGAATCCATAATTGGTAATGTATCAATAAATGAACTTATTTTTGACCTATCAGTATTACCATCGACCTCAATTACGTGTTTTAATAATTTCAAAGTTATTTTAGGAAATTGTCTACCTTGTGGGTATTCTGATTCCATTTTGTCCAAATCAACAGTATCACTCAAATTTGTTGGTCTTAATTTTACTGTAACACCTGATTTTGGTAATTTAGTTGTAAATGTTCCATCCTCATCCGGTTTAAATTCAGTTTTTTTAATATTTAATTCGTCTAAAAGAATTGTTGTTGTAAATGATTTATTTGTCTGAGGGTCAGTTAAATTAATATTATATTCTGGTCCAAAAGAAGTGTTTCTTAAAAATATTAATATAGCTTCAATATCACCATCTAAAAGTTCTTCAGGTCTTAAAGAATGTTCGTAAAGTTTATTTCTTAGTAAGGTCAAAATAATATTATCAGAAGTACGAGACGAACCTATCAAGTAATTTTCATCACTAGCGGTTAAATAACCAACTTTGACTGATTTAATTTTTGATTTATAAAAAATCCCCCCGGAGGGTAATTGAACAATGTCGTGAGGTAGGGTAAAATTTTCAGTACCCGCTTTTATTAAATTTGTATCCATATAATTTTCTTTTTATTATAAATAATAAGTAATGTTTTTTTTATATAAACATTAAATAATATATTCCCTCCTGATATTTCCACAACCATTTTTCTGTTGTCTTATATCCCGATTTACTATTAGTTGTGAAAAAAGTAAAATCCATACATTACCGTGTTATACGATATATATATGGATTTTACTTTTGAATGTAAAGGGTATGTTAAAAAATTAGTAAACGAGTATACATCTATCCATTCGTAATGAAGCTGAGATTGTTGCTAACTTATCGTCTGAGTAACCTAAAGTATTGAAATTGACATCGTCTAAAAATGTTCCTTCGAATATCCATTTTTCAACAACTACACCTGTTGGGTCTAACATCTCAAGGTCAACATTCTTTTTATATCCCGCAGCATATCCCATTCTACCTGTAACAGACTCGGCACATAAACGAACCCATTCCATAAGAGCTTGTGATGCCGATGGTCCAATTGGGTCTCTAAAAGTAACATTTAGTTTACCCCAAGTAAAACGACCTGCCACATATGTTGAGGTATTTAAAAAAGGTATTTCTACCGCGTTTATTGTAATATGAGGTCTAGCTGCCGCTTCAACAAACCACTCATTAATACCTAATGAAGATGGAAATCGCACAATAAAACGATTATTTCTTTTTGGTTCATACGGTATGGGCATTTTCATTAATAAATCGGCCATTGTCTATTTGTTTTTAATTTTTATTTTTTTATCTTGTTTATTATAAATATTACCTATTTAATTTTTTTCTCTTGACTTTTAGATTTAAATTTTTTATAATTCTAGAAATCCTAGTTATTATAATTAATTATTTAATAGTTTTTATTTATAATAATTATTTTAATATTCTTTTTTAATTCCTCCTGATGTTGAATATGTTTTAATTATATTCTCTGGGTCTTTTTCAAAATGTTTTTTAACAACTTCCACATTTTTTAAGTCGTCATCTGAAAAACCTATTTTTGGAACAAAATAATTACTTATCTTATTTTTTAAGTAAGCTTTTTTCTGAATATAATCAGACATTTCCTTAACATATTTGACAAATTCATTTAAAGCTTTGATTTTACCTTGTTCCGGATTTGTTGCCGAACCTTCACCATAAGTAACAGGATAAAATCTACATAAATCTAAATATTCTCGTATCATTTCTCTTTTAGATACATTTTCTTCATCCGCTAAATCACGATATTTTTCTAAATTTCTAACCAATTCATTAGAATCTATACCATTCGTATTTGAAACAATATAGTTATAAACACCTTCTTTTAATACTGAAGGTGTATGTCCTCTAGCTGTAACAATTGAAAATATTGAACCATTATTTATAGCTTCTACAAAATCAGGCCAAGCCGGTCCCGGTTTAGCCATCATAGCATCGACAATAAATTGTTTATCACCTTTAACACCAAACCATTTATAAGCATCTTCAGCAAATCCTACTATCGTGTGTCCTTCAACCTCAATAGGTTCTTTACCTATTTCTTCTCTATAAGTTGCAAAATCTTCTGTTGACATTCCTACCTCATCACCATCTTCATCTTTTAATATGATTTTGGTTGGCATCGATACTATGTTATCATCCCAATCAAACGCATAATATTTTTCATCAGGAGCACCAAACTCATCAATCCCTTCAACTATTTTATTTTTTAACATAATTTTATATTAAGGCTGAATTATGACCCACTATTACAATGGGCCATAATTTTATTTATTATATATTCTCAAAAGAAGCTCCCGCCGGAGTAATATAGAACGTAATGTCTATAAATTCTAATGATTTAGTTGGTTTGATATAAATCTTACCTGTCATTTGATTTCTGTCTAAATCAGCTGCGTCAGACGAAACTGTTACACGGAAGTCATATAAACCTCTATCTCTTCTGATAGCATCTAAGATAGGATTAACAGCATCTAAGAAATCTTGTCTTACTTTTTGGTCGTTTTGTTCAAACAATAATCTTACAGATACTGCCGAAATCAATTTACGAGCTTGAAGTAATAATCTTCTAACATTTATTCTATCAAGTGCTGATTGAGCAATTTGTAGAGTTTTATTACCCCAAATTACTGTTCCAACATCAGCAAATGTTGCTATTGGATTAAGACGACCTTGGTAAAGAGTATCTCTATCTTCTTGAGTAAGTTTCTTTCTCGCTTTGATTGCATTTACAATACCTCTTGTATAACCTGCCGCCGCGAACCAAGGGAATGCGATGTTATCGGTTAATGCTAAGTTTCTCATAACCTCCGCTGTTGGTGGTAAGTAGATTTGTGTATTATTTACACTATCTCTTGTTAACACCCAAGGATAATAAGTTGCCGTATAGTTAGAATCAATACCCGTTTCTTCTAAATTATTTACCGCCTCTTGTGGGTAGATTAACGCACTTGGGTCAGGACTTGGAATAAATAAGTCACTATCCGGTGTCGTACAAATATATAATGAATCTGCTCTGTTAAACTCTATCATTTCAATTGCTGATTCTACTAAGTCAGAATTATTAACATAATCAATACCAGGTGTTACAAATAAGTTAATATTAACCGCTTCAGGATTTGAGAATGTTTGTTGACCCAATAAATAAGCGTAATAATCAGAATTACCAAAATCAACACTATTGTTACCAACTGTGATTTGTTTGAAAGCACCCCAACCGGTCGCTGTAGGATATTTAATAGAGTCCGGACAACTACCATTTAAGAAACCTCTTCTACCTAATTTAAATGTATCAGTGTTACTTCTTGATTCTCTATAGATGTCCCAACCATCAAAACCACCTTGTACTAATAATGTGAATTTACGTGAGTATATTCTATAATAAGGACTTGATTCACTTGTTGGGTCAGAAGTAAATGTTGCATCACCAACATAATAAGACGGTGTTCCACTTGTTGTATATGAGTTTGAAATTAGTATGTTATTAGCTCCTTCATCCATATGGAAACCTTTTGTTAAAATTGCCCAATCAGATACGTCACTATCAATACACAAATTTAACGGTCTTTGTTTTCCTTTATATTGAAAGAAATCAACATCATAACCAGCACCATTTCCTGTTGAAATTCCTAAGTAGGTTCTACGAACATTATCGCCCGCACTCAATACAGAGTCATTAGCACCTGACCTTAATCCAAATGGTGGGTCAAAAATTACTTCACCAGGAAAATCATATTTAGTTTTATAAATTGGAAATGGAGGTTTTGATGACCCATATTGTCTAATTTTGAAACCTTGAAAACCACAAGGTAAAGTGTCAATCGGAGCATCTTCATTCATTTCCACCATAATGTATTTTGAATTCAACTCATATTCCCCGTCACTAGTACCTATTTTTTTCGCAATAAATGAATTATCATTAGGGTCCATAGAACAATTTGTAAATTTCTCAATTACTACAGGATTGTTATCAGTATCAAAGAAATCTCTAACTAAAATGTCAAAAGTTAAATTATTAAATGTCATATTAGCAATTGATATTTTAACTTCAACATTTGCACCGTTACCATCTGAAATAGTAATGAATCTAAACAAATTAAACACTTTATTACCTCTAAGTTCTGAAACAATCCACGGAGAAACCGGAGTTTGATACTTTTCTAAGTAATAACCTAAAGATGATGGGTCAGAATTTTCTCCCGCCGCTCTTGGAAGAGCAACTAAATCACAACTTAATCCTCTAATATAACCTTTATTATATCCGTAATTAAGTAATGTTTGAAATTTTTCTTCAACAAACAAAGGAACCGTTGTTCTTGGTTTCCCAAAGTTTGAGGAACCAAATACTTTTGAAAGATATTTAGAATCAGATTCTGATAAAGACGTTTCAAAAGAAAAAGTATTCCCTTCGTAATCGGTTACATTAATACCAAATTTTGAATATGGATTTTTTAACAAATTAGAATATGTGGATGAGGTACAATCTAAAGTAACATCAGTTAAACCTGATACTTGATAAAGAGGTCCATCACTATTAGTCCCATAAGTCGCAATACCTCTTGAACGTAAAGTAGCTACTACTAAATCATCAAAATCAGTATAAGATAAACCATCAAACACATATAAAACCCCCTCCAAATTACCTGAATAACAAACTTGAATTCCTCCGGTATTATTATTACCTGTATTACCTGAAATTGTTGGATTACAAGGATTATCAATTGTAACATTTACCGTCCAAGGTAATGAGTCCCCCATTTGAGGTATTAAGACATATGGTTTAGTTCCCGCTGAGAAGTTTTGAGTTGTTCCCGAACTTTGTTGTTGTACCCCACTAATTGTAACACCCGTTGTACAAGCACTATACATAACAGTCAAGGATGTTAATCCTGAAGTTGGTGTAGTAGAAGGTAATACGACATTAATTGTTCTTGTATTATAATTTATATTACCAAAAGTAGTCGAAACAGTTGATGAACTAACAGATAATGAATAAAAAGAGGCACAAGTTGATAATGTGTCAATTGTTGCTAAATCTTTAATAGTTGTATAAAAAGAACTACCAGAATATTCTCCACCTCCGATGTTATCAAATAAAGAATAATACCATGGGTCATTTTGGGGAGTACAATAGTTAGCTAAATCAGAACATACATTATCCACCTCATAAACATTTGTAAATGCTGAATAACCGTCATTCACCAATACATTATAATCTTCTGTAGGAATTGTACCATAATAATAAATCGAAGAACCCGAAGTAATTGTATTCCCAACAACATCAGACATTTGATTGTTTAAAAATAAATTAATTGTTGAAGTACTTCCATCGAACATTTCAAACTGAGAATTTATTTTACCTGAAATTTGAGAAGGAATTAATGAACTATTAGTAATACCGACAGTGTTTGTTTTAACACCATTATTTGAAAAAGTACAACCTGTAAAAGGAATTGAAAAAGGGATTGTTTCGAATAAAACACAATCTAAGTCACAATTAACTGTTGTTGAACTCAAACATTTAAATTTGATAGTTGTACAATCAACATTTGCTTTAGTTGTTAATGACCAAGATGGTCCCGCATCATATCCTGACAAACCTAATATTCTTGTCACAAATAATTGATTAGATTGTTGTAAATAAGCTTTTGCAATATACGAAGCTTCATACTTCGGTATTTGTGTATTAATAAACTTCTCAGGAGATGTTCCCCCAAAGAAGTTAGTAAATTCATCAAAATTTCGTATAAAGATAGGTTCGAATGCTGGACCTTTAAGTGTCTCACCAACAATACCTAATGTTGTTACACCAACACTTTGTGCTACGAAACTTAAATCAACTTCTGAAGTATATACCCCGGGAGATACGAATACTTTACTGTTTGTTGCCATTAGTTTGTTTTGTTTATAAATTTATTTTATTGATAAATATTTAGAAAAAAACAAAAAACTTTACTTTATAAAAACTATTTATATTTTAGGGAGATTATTTTCTGCCTTTTTTCTACTTATGGATGAAGACATCAAAAAGATTAAAAATTTAAAGATATCGGTGGAGACACACGAGATTCTTAAAGCCTACTGCGAAAAGAGGGGTATAAAGATGTATCGTTTTTTGGAACGATTGATTATTGAAAAATGTAAACCATCAAAAGATGTTTATGGTGAAGATTAAAGTATCTTATCTATGAATTGAATTGTTGATTCTAATTGGTTATCAGTTTTAACAACATCCAATTTTAAAACATCACCGGAGTTAATTTGTATTAACTCTAAATCAGACCCATAGTAATCATCATTGATATACACATCAAATGATTCAACATTTGTTATTCCACCAATTTTAATATCAACAATATAACTAAATAATTGTGTTAATGTGTTATTACCAACAATAAATAATGCTTGACTTCCAACACCCTCTTCGTCTTTTTTTCTCTTACCACGTCTTGTTGTTTTTTTATCTATTTCAACAACTTGTAAAACTCTTGTTATTGCCGGAGCAACCTCAAACTCATCTTCATCAATTAAAAACCCTAACATAGTAAATTCGTATGTTTGAATATAATATTTCCTTTTCTCAACATCCATAACGGACTCATCGGTAATATTACCCATAACAATAGGAATATAGTGTCCTTTAATCACGGCATAAGCTTGTTTTGAAGCGAATTTTTCTAAAATGATTTGATTAAGTTTATTTAACTCTCTCATTCTATTACAAATAATTTTAACAGAATAAGTAATATCCACCGGAACTGGTTGTGGTATTGTATAAATATCCATACCATTTCTTTGACCATCCCAAGTTGGAACCTGAGCATAAAAATATTGTTTTCGGTTTGGGATATTATATAAAAGAGCAGGGTTAGTACCATATTTGACTTCCGGAACCCTAATTACCGTTATAAAAGGAGGTTCAACATTTTTGTCTATATTTTGAAAATTCCAAGTTTCTGTGAATTGAGCCCAATTCTGAGTTGTAACTAAAATATCAACAGTTGGGATAGTTTTACCTTCAACAACCACTTTTAAATCATCTCTAACAAAATCTAAAAAACCTCTATCCAAATCTGCGTGCAATAAAGATTTTGGAAGAAAAGTTCCGTCTTTATTGATTTTGTCTAACAACTCGTGTCTTCTTGGTAAAAGAGTTTTGGATTCTGTTAGTGGTAAGTTTTTTTTTATTTTACTTGGTAAACCCATTTTATAGTTTTGTTATAAATATTTTGTTTTTAGAATTTATCATTTCTACCTTACTTGCATTATATATTGGTTCGTTAGTTGATTTAAGTACAAAACTTTTATATTTGTATGGGTCATATGTAACAATATTATCGTTAGGTTCATTTGGTATATCACCACAAGGGTATTCGCAGTAATCCTCTAAATCACCAATAACAAAAGCGTGAACGTTTTTCTTTTTTTCTCTACCAACTTTTTCATTACCACCCGGTCTAACTCTAAATTCAACATCGTTTAATTTAACATAATCAGCATATAAAACAATTCTTGATTTATATTGAATTGAAAATGTATCTTTATGTAAATTACGATACACCATAACTTTTTTACCAATGAATTTTTTTTCTTCATCATTTGTGATAGTTTCTAATAGTTTCTTATATTGACTCTCATTAATTTTAATTTTCATAATCGTAATATGTTGAAATTGTTTTAACCGGTAACTTAAAATTATCTTGAAACCATTTTTTCATCGGTTCTTCCCAATGGTTATCAAACATAGTATCTAAATGTACCGCGTGCTCACCAATAACTTCTAAAATTGGGGATTGGTTTCTAAAAGGTTTATGTGACGGGTCATTTTCATCGTAGAAATCAACATCAAAATAATGAAAAATAACATCAGTATCATACTCGCCTTGCCAATCACCCTTAAAGAACATTAAAAAATTTTCGTTTTCTTTCGGCTCAGAATATTCATCTTCCGCATCATCCATACCATAAACCCAATCCATTTGATTTGGATTATAGGTTTTATCCAAATATTTATAGATTGTTTCAAATACTCTATTTTCTGTTATTATTACTTTCATTATAACCCTCTAAATTCGTTATTTGTTACCGGTGATGCCATAATTGTTCTATAAAACGGTTTGTAACCCCCGATTGTATGCTTGTTATCTGAAGTTACCCTTCCATCGTTATTAACCGTATAGTATCTTACTTTATCTTCTGTTTCGTAATAACCAATATAATCACCATAATTAATATCCACTTCCAATTCATCTAAATCTCGTTGATATACAGAAACTTTCATATTACCCGGTTCCATTTGGTCTATTTTAGATGTCCCCAAATATTTGTTCTCAGGTGCCATAATTTGAACATAACCTTTAAATTCAACCGGTGGTAAAAATTTGATACCATCAACAGATGTTTCTCCATACACGTCATCGGCTTTCGTTTTATATCTATCAACACGATATAAAACTAATGTAAAGTTCATATCATTATGTAACCATTCTTGTCCAAATGATAACTCTAAATTAAAATCTTCAGCCCCAAAAAATTTTCCAATTCTCGTGATGGGCACTTTACTATTTGACATATATGTTATTTTTCTGTATAAATTTATGGATAATTTTATTACAACATCCATATTTTTCACCAATTTGAACGTAATTCAACCCATTATTTAAATGTTGTATAATTTCAGTAATCTCTAAGTTATATTTGTTTGATTTTGGTTTAAAAATATTATTTGCTCGTAATTTTTTATTAATTGTGTTAATATGACAATTATAAATTTTAGATATTTCAACAATTGTTTTATTTTCATTTAAATATAAATCTTTTAATACATCAACATCAATATTGTATTTATAGTTAGAGTTATTTTCACCATAACACCCTCCATTCTCATTAATTGTTTTTTTTCTTTTAATTTTAGAATTTTCTGAATGTTTTTTACCGTAAAAATTATTTTTCTCACCAACTCTTAATTTACCTTTTTCTGACATAATTTTTTTGGTCTCATTGCTATGTGATTTACCAAACATTGGATTTACATCTCCACCATCTAAAATATTTAACAAGTTACCACCATTATTTTTAACTTTCTTTATCTCATTTATTTCAGATAATAATAATTCTTCATAAGAGTCACATTCTTTAATAACCTTAATATTGGGCGTTAAACCTATATCAGTTAAAGAATTTATCCACTTTTTCATTAAATAATTTGATGGTTTACGTAAATGTTGTAACAACCTATTTTTTATTGGTTGTGTTGTAATCCCAACATACCTAACTTCATTAGTAGTTGGACAAGACAAATAATATAGGTTAAATTGATTCATATTGATAAATATTATAAAATGTGTTATATTTCTATAAAAGAATTATTTTGGAGAACAATCCCTCAGAAAATATTAATCTTACAATCGAACAAAGAGCAATATCTCTCCTTGAAACTTATCAGGGGGCAAATAACTACATCCTAAAATTAAAACACCAAAAAGAGACCAACAAAAGATTTTTTCCTACACGGTCTCAATGTGACTATATAATAAATTATTACGAAGTAACACCAAAGGTAGCCAAACGATGGGTAGATTTAGACCCCTATTTTGCTAAAAAGATTGCCGATGAAAAATTATTACTAAAAATCCCCGAACAGGTATGGGTTGAAAAGCTATTAGTTGAGAAAGAAAAATCCTACCACGTTTGGGGTAAAATTTTAGAGGGTGAAACCATCCACGAATTTTGGCTACCTAAAGGTGCTTTAATCAAAACACACACAATTAAGAATGTTGTGGTGGATTATTCAAAATACTCTAATCGTCCACCATTAGAACATCAAAAAGAGGCGATTGAAAAACTTGCAGGTTCTAAAAGGTTTATTCTTGCAGATGATATGGGATTGGGTAAGACGACTGCGACGATTATTGCCGCTTTAGAAACGGGAGCAAAGAAAATACTAATAGTTTGTCCGGCATCTTTAAAGATTAACTGGCAAAGAGAGATTGAGAACTATACCGATAGAAGTGTTTATATCTCAGAAGGTAAAAATTTTTCAATAGAGCACGATTTTGTTATTGTAAATTACGATATTCTTAAAAACTTCTACGACCTCAAAGGTAAAACAGAGTCTTTAATCACACAATGTAATTTTGATTTAATTATATTAGATGAGGCTCATTATGTTAGTAATGGACAAGCAGCTAGAACCAAACTTGTTAATAGTTTTTCTAAAAAATGTGAGAGAGTTTGGTTATTAACCGGAACACCGATGACTAACCGACCGATGAATTATTTTAATTTATTATCATTAGTTGAAAGTCCTGTAGCATTAAATTGGATGGCTTATGCTATACGATATTGTGGTGGTTATCAATTCACCGCAGGAACTCGTAAAATATGGAATGTTGCTGGTGCAACCAATTTGGAAGAATTAAGAGATAGGACATCAAGACAAGTTTTACGTAGATTAAAGACAGACGTTTTAGATTTACCTGAGAAAATTATTACACCGGTTTATCTAAGATTAAAATCAAAACTTTATGAAGGACTGATGGGAGAATACTATGATTGGTATGATAAAAATCCGGACGAATCAACATCCCTAACAGTTCAGTTCAGTAAGTTAATGAAGGTTCGTCAGGTTATTGCCGAAGAAAAAATCAAAGATACCATAGAATTAGCTGAGAATATTTTAGAACAAGACAAAAAAGTTATTATCTTTACCAACTTTACTGACACATTAAATAAAATTGCTGACCATTTTGGGAAACAAGCGGTGAGATTAGATGGTTCAACATCAAAACCTCAACGACAATATGCCGTGGACCAATTCCAAGATAATGAAAAGATTAAAGTGTTTGTTGGAAATATTCGCGCGGCCGGAGTAGGAATTACATTAACCGCAGCTGAAGCAGTAATCATTAATGACCTATCGTTTGTTCCGGGTGATTTGGCTCAAGCAGAAGATAGAGCATACAGATACGGACAAAAAAATTCGGTATCGGTTTACTACCCAATATTTGATAATTCAATAGAAGGAATTATTTATGATATGGTAAATCAAAAAAAACAAAACATCAACACCGTTATGGGTGATGATTTAGAAGATAAAGGAGATTTTATCGCAAATATTATGAATAAAATAAATAATGTCTAAAAAAATTTGGCAGTTTAATATATTTTTGTATTTTTGTCCCTTAAATTAAAAATTATGACACTTGAAATACCAACTGAAAAAGTTTCAAAATGTACTCCAAAAGAAGTAGAAGAATGTAGATTATTATTCAACAATAACCCAACGGTTAAAAATCTTTTCAAAGATAATATTAATAAAGTTCTTAAAGAAGTATTCCACGAATACTACAAAAATAAAAATGAATACTCCCCCGGTGAATCATATGGTATCTACGATTTTGAAATGTCCGGTCGTTCAGTAATCAATAAACTTAACACAAATTATAGTGCGTTTAGTGTATTGTTAAGGGACGTTAATAAAGTTCTATCCGCAATGCAACAGCCTACAATTATTTTTAATTATCAATCAACTCAAAACCAAATAACACAAGTTCATAGATTAAATTTATTTATTTCCGAATATAAAGACAGAATATTTAATACCGACTCATCAACATTTCAAACCATAATGTTTGTGTTAGGTCAAACTCACGCTTGGGGACAAAAACGTGAAGACAATACAATTGTTTTACTTAAAAAACAATTTGGTGAAAATAATGTAAAACCTATCGGAAAACTTGGTAGTACTCAGGATATGGTTGGTGGTATTGATACTATCATAACAATAAATGGGTCTGAAATAACCGCACAAATTAAACCATTCACACATTTAATCGGGGAACAAAATTTAACATTTGTTATGGGTGCCGGTAATGTTAAAAAATATAAAACTGATTGGTTAATCTTCTCAAAGAATGATAAAGAAATTTTAGTGTTTGATAATAAAAACTCAAAAATTGTTGATGGTAATTTTGTTTTTAACAAACAGAATTTAATTTATACTCTTAGATGATATTTATATAGAAACACAAATCTATATGGCAATTATCGCAGAACCGGAAAGAACCAAACTCTATACAAGAATTAGACACCTGTTGGGGGCACCACTTCGTTCAGTGGAACTTGAAGACGAACAAATGGATAGTTTGTTAGAGTTATCAATTGGTGACTACTCACAATATATTCAAGACTGGTTAGTGGAATCACAATGGACTTCATTGGCAAACTTAAATTTAGACACTCAATCCTTATCAAGAGCCTTCATAACTAAAAGTTTAGATTATGAAACTCGTTATACCTATGCTTATTCCAAAATTGTTGGACTACAAGCCGGAGGTGATTGGGAACTTAAAAAAGATTATATTGAATTAGTTAGAGGCCAACAAATCTATGAAATACCTGCGGGTAGAGAAATAAATGAGATTATGTGGTATTCAGACGCGGAACGTAATAGTTTACTTTTTGACCCATTTTCTTTTGCTGGTGGTTTTGCTGGTGGTGGTTTTGGAGGGGCAGGAGGGTTCTCTCAAATGGGTATGTCGGGGTCATACTTTATGATGCCCGCTTTCGATATGTTATTAAGAATGCAAGAAACAAATATACAGAGAAGAATTATTGGTGGAGATTTAACATATAGAATTACCGCTTTACCTGAAGGTAAAAAAGCATTACATTTAATGCAAACACCGGGGGGTAAGTTTGATTTTGGAAATGGAACTATGATGAGGGGACGCGTGTGGTATTGGTATTATGATGCCGGACCTGCCGATAGAGATAAATGTTTAAAGGATAATCCGGATATTATCAAGCTACCATCAGATGTTCCATTAGAGACAATTGATTGGGTTGATTTAAACAATCCAGCTCAAGTATGGATTCGTCGTTGGTTTACCGCTTACTGTAAAGAAACATTAGCAAGAGTTAGAGGTAAATTCAGTGGGAATATCAAAACACCTGATAGTGAATTAACAATGGATTATACATCATTAGCAACAGAAGCTAAAGATGAAAAAACCAAACTTATAGAAGAACTTATTGGTGCTGAAGGTAAACTGACAAGATTACGACCTGATAAAGTTATGGAACGTGAAGCATTATTAGCTGAGAATCTTAACAAACAATTAAAGTTCAGAGCAATGCCAAGACAAATATATGTAATTTAATTTATATGACATTTATAACAAGAAAAATTGTTGGAAAAAAAATATTTGGGTCAATGTCCAATATACCAAATCAACCACCTATTAAAGTTGTTGAAATTCCTGAGTACAGAACTAATGGTGAAGAATTCATTTTAGTTAAAAGTGTTGATACTTGTAGAGTTTTACTAGACCAAAATACTACAGAACATATTGTAATTAAAACCTTAACAAAAGTATTAATTTTACCTATGATGGGTCAAATTGATGAACAATATGACGAAATACTTATTGATAAAGGTGCCGCGGTTGAGTTCTTTAGAGTGGATGGGAACTGGTATATAATTTCATCTGATGGATTAAAATTAGAATAAAAAAAAAGGTGTCGAATATGACACCTTTTCTATTTTAGTTAATATGTTCTTCCCAACCTTCTTCCGCTAAATCATAAATATAGTCAGGACTAACACCGACTTTATCCCAAAATTTTAACTCTAAATCAGTTATAGTTAATAAATCCTCAATTGTATCTTGGTCGGCATCTTTATTTGGAACACCACCAATTAATTCACATTGAGTCTTAGTGAAAAACCCTCTATCTTCCGGATTAGCGATTAATAAACTTTCTCTTAATTCCTTATTAAAAACAATCAATAATGGTTCAACCTTTTTATTAAATGTTGAGATTGCTCTTGCGATATTATAGTCACCCGTTAAATCGGGATTATTCTCAATTTCGGTTTGGTCTAACAGATAACAATTAAGTTGTATTGTTGATGTTGACTTATCTTCTGGTTCCACACCATTCACAGATGTAAATAAATCTAACTCTTTTTTAGTGTAATTGTTTTTTGTTATTTTTTGAACGTCTCCGTGGGAGGCTTTAGTTCCATTATTAACATAACTAATAACATCACCTAATGATACTTTTAAGTTATGTTTAATTACTAATTCCATGTGACTCATGCGTGACATTAATGAACCCGCCTTTGTTTTCATACCACATCGTTTTTTGTAATCATCAACAGATAATTTAACTCTTGCTCTTTGAGCAATTTGTTTTAATGGTATTTGTTGGTCGTATATTCTTTGGTGATACTCAAAATACCACTCAATAAATTCTTGACCTTTACCCTCCAACAATAATCTCACCCCTTTATCTAAAAATACCTCAATATACAGTGGTAATTTTTTAGATTTAATTGAATTACCCGTTAATTTAATTTTACCATTAGACTCCATCGTAGCATAATTTTTTCTACTTAAATTGATACAGGAATCCCAAGTCCCATCGCAATCTAACCCTTGGGCTCCTTTCATAAATAAATCATTATATTCTGCAGTGTCGGCATAATAACCTCTATATTCTTTACCCTCTTTAACCAACCAATTCAATCCTTTTCCAATATAAACTCTATCATCAACTCCACCTTGGGGTAAGCTAAAATTCACACCATCAGTATCAAGCACCAAAGGTGTATAACCCCTCTTAACAAAGTATTTAACCATCTGACGAAGGTATTGTCTTCCGGTACAAGTAATTTTTTCACCGCAATTCATTTCCCCCCATTCGTATACGTGAGGAGCGCTTAATCCACCAAATAATGAGTTTATAAAAATCTTCAGAGGGAGTTGTTTACGGTCATAGGATAATGATTTTTTTGGGTCAATAGATTTATACTCTGACGCCAAGTTTTTATACATAATACGAGCGTTACGGAAGTAAGCCAACATTCCTTTCATTCCCCCCATTACATCGCACTCAGGAAATACATCGTGAGTTAGTTGAATGGAGGGATATAAGGAAGAATAATCGAGTTTTAATACATCAGTAGAGTAACCAACTTTAAGTAACCTAGAAAGTCCTCCAACGAAGTCGGTCTTCTCTTCTTTTTGGGGTATTGCTAAATTATGTTTATAAGAAAAAGCCAACATTATCATCCTCCAAATCGTTGCTGTCCCCATTGTGGAAACTCTCTCGTATGTTGTTGGTACCATCGATGCTAATAGAAACGTCCCTTGGTTGAATTCATCATCCACTGTCAACGTCTCCTCTAAGTCATCGTCAAGATATCTCTCTACAATATTATCTCCTGTAACCTTTAAGTATTTACCGGGGAATCTTGTATCTAAATTATCAAATGCCGGATTGTCCGCTTTCTTATATTTTCCGTTCTCAACATTTAACCAATACTCCTCTTTTTTAGCATACATTGGACCAATATCTAAGTGGTCAATATAAACTCGGTCAGGAGATTCTGCTTTTATATATTGGGTAATGTATTTAAGACCTGCGGACTTAATACTTGAATTTATTGCTTGTGCTCTACGAACTGAATGAATAATGTCAATAACATTATAACCCCACAATTGAGTTTGTGAGAATCTCTCCACCTCATTCGCAAGTTTTAACATTCCATCCTTTTGAGATATAGGTCTTACCGGGTTTAGTGATTTAGATATCTTTTTGATATCTAAGTTAAGAGCTTTACATCTCTCAAATATCCAAAACCAGTCAAAGTTTGCCGAATTGTATCCACCAATAATTGATGGTTTAAGTTCATCGATAATGTTGAAGAACTCAACCAAACCTTTTCGTTCTTGGTC